GTAAATTAGAACCACTAAATACTGTTTCGTCCCAGCCACTATAAGATGTTCCATCGTTAAAAGACTCAACAAGAACTCCGTTTGCGTATGCTTGTGAATCAGCAAAAGCTGGTGTAAGATCTAGATAAAAATTGCTATTTCCATCAGTTGAGTCGTCAAGCAACCGTGTAGTATAGAGCAGTGTTTTATTTATTGAGTCAAATGTTGTACTAGTTGGGTTGTTAACTGTGGTTGTTGCCTTGTAAACATTAAATCTATTATTAGGAGCAATATCGTTAGTTGATGAAGCAGATACATGTGCTGAATCAAACTTAACTTTAATTATTTTATTTATCTCTGGCAAACCACTGTTTGGAATAATCAATAATATTTTTTGATTTGTAGTTATTGCACTACCAGATTTATAGCGACCAATTGAGAATCCTGAATTAGCGTTTGTATTTGTTCCAGTATCTGTTTCTAATTGACGTATTGTTAAATCATAGCTTGAATCTTGATCTGTATCTCCGCCATAGAAATTAGAAGAAAGCAGGGCTGAGGCTGTTGCTGGGTCAGCAGATACGTTTACAAATCTAGTTGTAGAAACAGTTGAGTCTGGAGAGGTTGCTGATGCTGTAGAAGGATCTGCTGAATATGCTATATTTTTAGTAGTTGCAATAATAGGATCTACGGCAAGGGCAGATGCAGTTGATACTCCGCCGCCATTGATATTTATATTTCTAACAGCAGATATGGTTGGATCTACCATCAAAGTAGAGGCAGTGGATGGATCTGCAGCAACAATAGCAACTTTATTTACTTCAAATGTTACGATTGTGGCATCATAGTTATAGTATTCATAATTGCCTACAATTAAAAATAATCTATCTCCAGAAGCAACAGTCACATTGTTAAAGTTATATGTACTTGTTGATGAAACACCATTATCAATGTTTCCGTTACTCAAAAGGCTATAGTTTGAACCATCTACTAATTCTCTTTGAAACCACCAATCAATACCGTCAAAGTTATTTGTAGGGTTAGCTAATTTTAATGTTACAGTTCCGCTTACGGTAACAGAAGCCCCTGTTGTGTTTTTCCAAGCAATTGCAGCATATTGATTTGGGGTTATATCAGATGGGTGCATAAGCAAATTTGGAGTTGAATTAAAGCTATTTCTAAATTCACCAGAAGGAGCATTTGTGTTTGGAGCAGTAACCCGTTGAACATATGGGTAATTGCTTAGATAATTTTGATTGTTATCCCATTGAGGTTCATTTCCTACAAGTTCATTACCGCTTGTAGAATATGAAGGAAGTAGGGTTGCCGTAGTTCTTGTATTATTTGTATAATGATATTGCCACGCATTAGAAGTACTTTGCGTTGTTGCTACCCAATTACTATATGCGTTTCCAAATGACATAATAAAAAAAGGCCACAGCTTATGCCGTAGCCAAGACTCCTCTGGTAAAAGTTTGTGGTGTAATGCTTGAAATGCTATTTCCGCCTATTGATAAAACTGGAGCAAGGGAGAAGCGAGATACAGTTGGAGCGATAATGACAACATTTGAGACAAGCTCAACAACTGTCTTTGACTCCACCATTACAGCGCCTGCTGTTAGTGGTCCCGCTTCTACCCTTACGTCCATTGGATTACCTTACGCTACTGTAATGCGGACAATACCTGTCGCATCCCATGTAATTGTAAAGTTACCGTTGGTTGAAGACTGATCTGAAGAAAAGTCTACATATCCAATTAATGCTTTTGATCCTGCTGTTGCGCCTGAGTCATTGTAGACTACTGCGTAACGAGCAGTGATTGTTGAAGAAGACCATGTAACGTCTGCTGCATCAAGAACAATTACGTTAGTTCCTGAATCGTATGTTACTGTCTTGCTTCCAAGTGTCTGTCCACCAGCTGTGTAGCCAGTTCCAGATACTTCATTTGCAGATACATCATCGAAATAATCGTGAGTATCTTGGTTAGGTGTGTAAGAAGATGTTAGAAGAGCTACCTTAATGGTATCTGAATCCCAATCAATCTCCTTATTGAGGGACTTTGCTAGGAATTGTCCGTATAGTTTTGATGGCATATTCTATTCCCCTTATGCGGTCTTCTCAACGATTGCAAATGCTGTAGCATCGGCAACTGCAAAGCCACGACGAATACGTGTCTTAAGAAGAACCCCATCCTTTGTAAATTCTGCATCACGAGATACAACTGATTCAATTCCACCACGAACACCGTTGATAAGCATGTTGCGATTACCTACGATAAGTAGTGGGTTTCCTGCAGGTGTATCTGTTGCTGATGTTGATGTAGCGGCACCGTAAGATACAACTAGTGGGTATCCAAGAAGAGTTCCTGGTGTTCCGTCTAGTGGGTTAGGCAATACGTATTCATTGTTTGCGCCAATCATGCTGCGAATGTGTGCAAGCATCTTTGGGTGAGCCATGAATACAGTATTAGCTGCATCAAACTTAGATGATGACTCTACTTTACCAAGAGCATTTGAAATGTCTTCGAATGTTAGAGCTCCACCTGTCTGAATTAGGTTTGCGCCTGCTGATCCTGGTGATACTGCACGGTATAGAGATGTAAACGGCTGACCGTCATCTCCATCGGCTGCATCTGTTACTCCAAGGCATGCGTTGTCGAATTTGCGAGCCCAACGGCTTGCCCATTCTCTTTTTGATGCTGTTAAAACATCTACGAGGTTATCATTTAGATCTTCCTCTGATACGTGCATAATTTGTGCGTACTTACGTGCTGTTAATACGATTTCATCCAAAGTTGCTGCTGCTTCTGGGATTGTTCCACCCTCAGCGACAACTTGTGGAGCATCTGTAACAAAACGAGGTACAGTTTTTGTACGAGATGCCATGGTTTCACGACGAGCAAAGCGTTCAATTGCTGAATTAGCAATAAGGTCTTGAATTACAACCGAACCCTGCTCTTCGAGAATATAACCATTGGCTTCGGTAAAGTCTGTTCTTGCCATGTTTATTTCTCCTTTAAATATGTTATTTTTGAACTATTGAAAATAGACTATCGTCCAATATATCTATGGTCGCAAGCCCAAACGTCCATCTGGAGCCTTGCATACCACAATTATACCGCAAAACAATACTATTTCCTACCCAGAACCGCCATTGCTTGACGTTCTGATGCTGAAATTTTTCTATCTACTGGTGTTGAATCAGCAGAGTCTGCTTTTCCTGCAACCAATAACTTTGGATCAAATAATTCTGGGAAATCTTCTTTGATTCCCTTAATTTGATCTTCTAAACCAACTATATTTAATTCTTCATCAAATGATAGTTCATCTAGTTTAAGATACTTGAATAATCTGTCAGTATTGGCTAATTTAAGTTCAGCCAATTGCTGCATTACCTTTTCTTTTAGTAATTTGCCAGAGTATTTAGCATTTTCATTACGATACTTGTCTATTTCTACTTCAAGAGCTTCTTTCTCTTCACGAAATTGCTTAGCATCCTTTTTAGCACGATCTAAAGCGGCAAGAACCGCTGCTGGATCTTTTATTTCTGCCGATTCAGTTGACGTACCATCTAACTGAGCTTCTTCTGTCATTGTTGTCCTGTCTGTTCATCTCTTTCAGCTGCTGCTTGCTGCAGAGCTAAGTTATTTGAATTTAATCCTGTTCCACGAAGTGCTACTTCTGTAGGATCTGTTTGTGGTCCTGTAGCTGCAATAGATGCTTCAGCAACCTGTGCTGCAATTTCTGCATCATATCCAAGCTCCAATAGAATCTGCTCTAGTGGCATACCTACAGACTTCTTGCGAACTGCGATATCCCAACTATCTACTGAGTCTACTGTTTCAGCGCTCTTCCAAATGATTTCAATATCAGCCTGAATTCCTTCTACTCTAATCATGAATTTAAATAAATCTCTCCATGTTGAGCCAAAAGCAAGCTGGCGATTAAGAACTTTCTTTGTTAGAGGTGCTTCAGATACACGAAGTGCTTCACCTGAAGGAATATAGCTTCCCTTTGCAAAGTAATGTGTTGGTGTTGATGTAATAGCTGCCATTGCGTTTACAAATTCAATAACTGGCTTTGTAAATGTGTCTGGATCTGCTGCAGCAAATTGACCAACTGCTGAAACTCCCTGTAGATACCAAAGTTGTCCTGGACCATTTTGCAATGACCCTAGATTCTCTCTTGCTGTATCGTCCTCAGAAAAGTCTTCAAACTCAGATGCATTGCCACCATTTGATAGCGCATAACGCTGTGGTGCACCCTGATAATCAACTGTATACATATGTGTTGAAATCAATTTGTTAATTGCATCCTGTGGACCATATGCATCAGCATGTTCAGGTCTTCCAAAAGGCTTATTTGTGCGGAAATGGAATACTGGAATCTCTCCCCATGGATTTGGAATAACTTCTGTTAAAACAAAGTCTGGAGCGTGAGTAATAACCTCTAGATCACCCATTGACTCATATTTTTCAATACGGTCTGTGTAATACATATTTAATCTAATAATCTTCTTATCAGATTGAGTTACCTGCCACATTTTAGCTGCATATGACTTAACTCTTGGATTTTCCTCGTCATAAACAATTGTTGTGTGTAGTGGTGAATTGTAATCAATAGCCAATTGGCCATTCATGTCTGGCCAAACGATTGCGTAGCAATCTCCATAGACCAAAGCCTTGCGGTGAATCTCATTTATATCAATCTTTAGATCTGTTTGTTCCCAAATCTGATTGATGTATGCATCTGCTGATGGTGATGTTGTTTGAACTTGAGCAACCTCAAGTCTATTTAGAACAGAGTCTACGACTGTCTTAGAAAAGTTAAATCTAAAGTCGCTTCCTTCGTATCTAAACATTCTAAACCAGCGCTGATTTGCAAATACTTCTTTATTTGTTCCATCATAATAGGCATCAGCACGGTGGTATTCTTCTGTTTTAGCCGTAATGGCTTCAAAAGCGTTTTTAATATCTGACATTTTATCTCCTTAAGTAATTTAATTGTCTTGCAAGCACTTTTGGTGCTTTGTTATCTAGGAAATACAGGATTCCTGAAACTACCGCATCAAGAACGTCATCATGTGAGACCTTTGGAAAGGACCACATCTGTTCTTCCAAAACAGGGAAATGAGCGGTATGTCTTACTTTTCCTTGCTGATAGTAATTCAAAGCTTTTCCTGCACG